GAACCGCGCGTCATGGCGTTGCTGGGCGAAGCGCCGACACTGATGGCGAAGGTGGCGCGCGGCAAGCGCATGACGAAGACGCGCAAGGTGGTTGCCGGTGTGCCGTTCCGTCTCGCGCATTCGGGATCGTCAACGGCACTGAAGTCCGATCCCGCCGTCCTCGCACTGGTCGATGAGTACGATGAGATGCGCGACAACGTGAACAACATGGGTGGGCCGCTGGGTCTGGTCGAGCGGCGCGGCGACACCTACGCCGACTTCGTTTGCGTGGTGACATCGACACCGAAGAAAGGCAGGGTCGGCGCGGTGCAGGACGCATCGTCAGGGCTGTTCTTCTGGGAGCCAGCAGTGACAGAGGATGTGGAAAGCCCGATCTGGCAACTGTGGCAGCAGGGCACGCGGCATCACTGGTGCTGGCCGTGTCCGCACTGCGCTGAATACTTCGTGCCGCGTTTCAACCTGTTGCGCTATCCGCTGAAGGCACCGCCGCTGGAGGCGGCGCGCGAAACCTTCCTTGAGTGCCCGCGCTGTGGCGGCATCATCAATGATGACCACAAGGCCGACATGAATGCGCGCGGCAGATATGTTGCGCCGGGGCAATCGGTCGACAAGGAGGGCGTGGTGCGCGGCGGCTTCACCGAGAGCAAGACAATCTCGTTCTGGGTGTCAGGGCTGGCGTCACCGTTCGTCTCGTTCGGTGAGCGCGTCGCCGTGCTGGTCGAGGCGCAGCAGTCTGGCGACGATGCGATGGTGCAGCAGGCGATCAACGCGGGCTTTGGTGAATTGTACTCACCGGGCGGCGGCGAGGTGCCCGAGTGGATGGAAATCAAAGAGAAGTCCCGCGCGTCATCGTACAAGCGCAACGAGGTGCCCGAGGACGCATTGTATCTGACGCTGGCGTGTGACGTGCAGAAGCATTCGATCCCGTGGGTGATCCGCGCGTGGGGCGCACGCGCAACATCGTGGCTGATCAACTACGGCTACTTGCGTGGCGACACGGCAGAGGAAGAAATCTGGGGCGCTCTGGGCGACCTTGTCTCGGCACCCATCGACGGTATGGCAATAAAGCTGGCGTTCATCGACAGCGGCTTTCGACCGGGCAAGACCGACACGTTGCCGCTGAACCGGGTGTACGAGTTCTGCCGCCGTTTCATCCGCAGGGTGAGGCCGACCAAGGGGTCATCGACAGCGATGCGCACGCCGCTGGTGTTCAACAAGATTGAGGTCAGCCGCAAGGATGGACGCGGCGCAAAGTACGGTCTGGACCTCGTGCGGCTCGACACCGATCACTGGAAAAGCTGGGTTCATGAACGGCTTAGATGGCCGGACGACCGCATCGGCGGCTGGCACGTCTTCAACGGCGTGGACGATGATTACTGCCACCAGATCGTCTCCGAGGCGCGGCTGAAGCAGCCGACCGGCAAGGTCGAATGGGTGCAGCGGTCGCGGCATAACCACTTTTTCGACTGCGAGGCGATGCAGGCGGCGGCGGGATATTTGCTCAACGTGCAGCGCATTCCATTGCAAAAAACCGACAGGGGCCCTACAGAGGGTGTTGGCAGGCAGCCGCCAACCCCACCAGAGGTAGTCAACGTCGAAAACCCGACCGCACCCGCAGCAAGCGGGCGACGTGGGCGACGACGCATTATCCGGTCAAATTATCTGGGAGCGTGATGCGCTCACTCGATCTTCGCCTGCAAACAAAACTGCTGCGCAAGAAGTACGGTCTGCCAAAAAGCATCAACGGAAAAAGTCTGGCTCCGACACAGGCGCAGATTGAAGCGTTGCGCACGGTCATCACGTCCGGTGTCGAGGGCGCGGGCTACGGCGACAAGCGCACCGACTTCCGCTCGCTCAACGAGCTTCGGCAAATCCTCAATGCGATGGAAGACGAACTTGACGGCGGCGGTGGACGCATCCGGCAAATCCGCATGACTTCTCCGTCCGACAAAGGACTGTGATGGGAGCGATCCGCAACGCACTCAATGAAGGCATTCTTGGTCCGGTGCTGCGGCGCTTCACCAATCAACAGCCGAGTACGCTTGTCAGTGGCAATCCGACGACGCAGTGGTCGACCGGCTATGATGGCGGCGGCTTCCGGCGACGGCTCAAGGGCTGGGTGCCATCGCAGTACACCACCAACACCATCCTCACATCGTCCGGTCATGTGCTGCGCGCCCGCACGCGCGATGTGCTGCGCAACAATCCGCACGCCAATGCCGCCTGCGAGAGCTTCGTCGCCAACCTGATCGGCACCGGCATCAAGCCGTCATCGCTGTTCACCGAAGACAAAGACTTGCGCGAAGCCATCATGAAGCTGTGGCTGGATTGGACCGACGAATGCGATGCAGACGGCATTGCCGACCTGTACGGGATGCAGACCATCGTCGCCCGCGCGCTGTTCGAAGCTGGCGAGTGCTTCATCCGTTATCGCAATCGCCGCGTCAGTGACGACTTCCTTGTGCCGATGCAGGTGCAGTTGCTGGAGAGCGACATGTGCCCGTACTGGATGAACCAGAAGGCCGACAACGGCAACTGGATCATGAACGGCATCGAACTCGATTTTCTTGGCCGCCGCGCCGCCTACTGGTTTTACCCGATCCACCCCGGCGACATGCCAATCGAGCAGGTCGCCAGCATGGACCCGGTGCGCGTCCCGGCGTCCGAAGTGCTGCACGTTTTCAAATGCACGCGCCCCGGCCAGATGCGTGGCGTGCCGCTCATCACGCCGTCGCTCATCCGGCTGTTCTTTCTCGACCAGTACGACGACGCAGAGCTTGAGCGCAAACGCATCGCGGCCATGTTCGCTGGCTTCGTCACCTCCCCGGCACCAGAGGATGTCATTCCCGTGGATGGGCTTGACACCACGTCTGAACAGGAAGGCATCGGCCTCTCCGGTCTTGAACCGGGCACGTTGCAGACGCTGTTGCCGGGAGAAGACATCAAATTCAGCGAGCCTGCGGATGTCGGCGGGACATACGAGGCTTATCAGTATCGGCAACAGCTTGCCGTGTTCGGTGCGCTGGGCATTCCGTATTCGCTCTGCACATCCGATCTGCGCAGGGCGAACTACAGTTCATTGCGCGGATCGATTGTCGAGTATCGGCGCAAGCTGGAGCAATTCCAGCACAACGTCTTTGTCTTTCAGATGTGCCAGCCGATCTACCGACGCTGGCTCGACACCGCCGTTCTTGCCGAAGCCCTGCCGATCAGCAGCAGCGATTACCTGTTGCGGCAGGCGGACTATCAGCGATGCAAGTGGATACCGCAGCGCAATGATTGGGTCGACCCGCTGAAGGATCGTCAGGCAGAGAAGCTGGCGGTGGACAGCGGCTTCAAGTCACGCAGCGATGTCATCGAGGCCGAGGGCTTCGATCCGGTGCTGAATGATGAGCGCATTGCAGCCGACGCAGAGCGTGAGGAAGAATTGGATTTGGTATTCCCGGTGGTGTACGCGGCGGCCAATCAGCCGAACACGCCGAGCGAGCAGGCCGCGCAGGACGCCGCCGATCAGGCGGCACAGGATCAAGCGGCGGAAGCTGCCGATCAGGCAGCAGCAGACGCAGCAGACGCAGCATAGGAGCGAACAATGCGCCCTTGGTACACGATGAAGGCGACAGAGAAAGGCGACACGGCGGAAATCACGATCTACGACGCCATCGGCGCGTCGTTCTGGGGTGAAGAAACGGTCAGCGCAAAATCGTTTGTCGATGACCTTGGTGCGCTGGGCGATGGCGTGGATAGCATCACGCTGCGCATCAACTCGCCCGGTGGCGACGTGTTCGACGGCGTGGCCATCCACAACGCCATCAAGAACCACAAAGCCAAGGTGACGGCGCGGGTCGACGGGATCGCGGCGTCGATTGCCAGCTACATCGCAATGGCAGCCGACAAGATCGTGATGCCGCAGAACTCGTTCCTGCTGCTGCACAATGCGTCCGGTTTTTCGTTCGGCAATGCCGACGACATGCGCGCTGTTGCGGAAGACCTCGACCGCATCGACAAGTCGATCATCGCCACCTACGCGGCGCGATCCGGCCAGACCACCAGCAAGGTCAAGGCGCTGCTGAAGGAAGACCGGCTGATGGATGCGACAGAAGCAAAATCGCTTGGTTACACCGATGAGGTGGTGAAGGAAGTCAAGATGGCGGCGTTTTCAGATGTTTCGATGCGGCTGTTGCCGAAGGCGGTGGCAGAGCGCATCCGAGCAGAGACAGGCCAACAGCCAGAACCGAAGGCACCTCCGGTCGCGGCTGTGTCTGAGAAGCCGGTTG